TAACGCTTCCCACGGGTAACACAGCCGCCAGAGCCGGGGCAGCCGGAACGATTCGCTACAATAGTCAAACCGGTTTAGCCGAACTAACCAATGACGGGGCTATCTGGGCCGCAATATCGGTTTCATCAGGTACGGTCACGTCCGTATCGGGTACGGCTAATCAAATCGATTCTACCGGCGGCGCAACACCCGTTCTATCCCTATCAAGCACCACCGTATTTCCTGGCACAGTAACGCTAAACGCCGATCCAGTCAGTGCCTTGCAAGCGGTCACAAAACAATACGCCGATGCCATAGCCGCAGGCTTTGGGTTTAAGGTTGCAGTCGTAGCGGCCACCACAGTCGCTTTAACGGTTACCTATGCAAATGGCGCTTCCGGTGTCGGGGCAACCTTGACCAATGCCGGGGCTATGGTGGCTTTCTCCATCGATGGACAATCTCCAAGCGCAGGCCAGCGCGTACTTATCAAAAACCAAGCGGCTAGCCTTCAGAATGGTATATATACGGTAACCACGGTCGGAAGTGGGGCGGTTAATTGGGTACTGACCCGTGCGACAGACTTCGATACACCGGCTGAAATTTTCCCTGGGGCTATGGTTCCCATCACGGCAGGTACGGTAAATGCAGATACTTCCTGGTTTGAAAGTGCCACTGTTGGTACCGTAGGTACAGACGCAATTACATTTAGTCAATTCTCATCGGCACCACTTACGCTTCCCGTATCACTTGCCAATGGAGGTACAGGGGCCGCTCTGACTGCTTCTAACGGTGGAATTTTCTATTCTACTGGAACAGTCGGAGCTATTCTGGCTGGAACCGCCACAGCAGGAAAGGCGCTTCTTTCTGGTGCCTCTACAACACCCGTGTGGTCAACACCGACCTATCCTTCAGCCAGTGGCTCAGCCGGTAAAATCTTACGCAGTGATGGCACAAATAATATTTATTCAACATCTACATTTGCGGATACCTATGGTGCAAGTACCCTTTTATATTCCAATGGTGCAAACACAGTTGCCGGATTAGCAACGGCCAATAGTGCCATGCTGGTTACGAATTCCACGGGTGTTCCGGCTTTATCTGGATCTTTAGCAGATGGACAAATCGTTATTGGCGCAACCGGGGGAACACCTACGGTAGCCTCATTAACGGCTGGTGCTAATATCACGATTACCCCGGGTACCAACTCAATTACCATCGCATCTGCTGCTGGGGCCGCTGGGGCTTGGACAAAAATATCCACTGGAACCGCTTCTTCATCGGCTTCCATTGCATTTACGGGGCTTTCAAACACTTACATAACCTACATGGTAGAGTTCACCAATGTGGTAGTGGCCACTGACGGCGTTAATATGTATGCACAATTTGGAACAGGTGGAACCCCGACATATCAGACTAGCGCATATTATGATTGGGCTTATGGTAGGTCGAGTAGTGGATCACTGCTTCTTAATAACGATGTAAACGCCGCTCAAATGCAACTTAATACCGGACAAGCGGGTATGCCAATAACCTCTACCGCTGGCGTAGGGATAGATGGTAGATTTTATATATCTAACCCTTCACAGTCTACTATCAATCATCAAGCTAGTTGGATTATAAATTGGCGTGGAACGGGTACAGAATCCGCAGCAAATGATGGGGGTTGCGAATGGCGTTCAACTACAGCGGTTACTGCTATCAAGTTCTATATGTCTTCTGGGAACATTGCATCGGGCACATTTACATTATATGGATTAACAGGATAGGAATTTGTTATGTTAACGGAAATTGTTGATGGTGTTGAAGTACAGGTTTCAGCACAAAAAGAAATTGAAATAAAAGCGGAATGGGCCGCCGATGATGCAGTAAGAGCGCAAGAAAAGTTGAGTGAATATCTTGAGAAAAGAAATATCGAACTGGCAAACCAAGTTGGTCAGTTAATGACACTGCTATTTAATGACATATCAGCCGGAACACCGCTAAATTCTGGCACATATTTTGCTGCAGTTAAAGCAATCAATGATAAGTACCCAAAAACATAGGAAAGAACATGGCTAAATTAACAAGTAAACAGCGCAATAGCTTACCGGCTAAATCATTTGGCGAACCCAAAGAACGTAAATATCCCATGCCAGACAAAAATCATGCCAGAGCCGCAAAAAGTCGGGCAGCTCAGCAAGAAAACAAAGGTAATCTTTCGGCTTCCGAAAAGAAGCGAATTGACGCAAAAGCTGATAAAGTCTTAAAGGGTAAGGGGAAATAAAATGGCTAAAGTTGACGGTGTGCAATTGGGGCGCTTAAGCACGCAAAGCGCGGTTGAAAAGAATCAAGCAAGTGTGGCCAGGGCTACGCAAAAACTAAACGAATCTACCACTAAAACCGAAGTGTTTAGACAGAACTGTAAAGACGAAATATACACATATCCAAAAGGAAAAGGCAAATGAAAGGCAAGAAAGCACCAAGTAAATCGGAACCTAAATCACCTAGCAAAGCTGGCCCAATGCCATCTAAACCTAAAGGCGCTGGAAAGGGTAAACGGGGCTGTTAATTGATTAACCCCCAGCAATATATACATGAGGTACTCAAACCCTCGTTGATTGCTTGCGACCTATATTCGACCGAAGCGCTATACCTAATGACGTGTACCGCTTTGGTTGAATCCAAGCTTACCCATATCATGCAGCTACCCAAAGGCCCGGCGTTAGGTTTTATGCAAGTCGAGTGGGCCACCTATTTGGACGTGGTGCGCTACCTAGACAATCACCGGACTTTACGCACTCTAGTATTGCTGGAATGTGAGCGAGACCACTTCCCCAGCCGAAAACCAACGCTTATGGCTGACATGGTGTTAAATGTTCTAATCGCGCGTGTTAAATATTGGATGCAGCCGGAACCGTTGCCCACCTCACTGGATGCCGAAGGTTTGGCCCTATACTATAAAAAATACTATAACACCGCAAAGGGTGATGCGGTTGTGGATACGTTTATCAAAGCTTATCAGGATGCCAAAGGATGGATCGAAAATGACAAAGTTCAGGGGTCTAATTGACCCGGTTACCGTTGTTATAATTGTTATATGCTGCGCTGTGGGCGGCTATTTCTATTTTGGATCGGATGCCATTGACGCACCAGCGGAACAAATCGCGGAATCTGTCCTACACGATGAAGGTATCGACATAGATTTTAGTAAAGCGAAAAAGGCCGCCCGTGATTCCAGCGCCAAGAAATGAGCAAATAAAGCTCACGCTGCCGTGGCCGATTACAGTCAATCATTATTGGATCACTCGTGGAAAACGTAGGTTTTTATCTGCGGAAGCTCAAGCGTTTCGTGCGGAAGTGGGTTACATTGCCCGACCTTATTTACATTGGTTTGGGGATAGTCGGCTATCGGTTCACATTGATTGTTATGCACCTGATAGACGCAAAAGGGATTTAGACAATCTCATAAAATCGATCCAAGATTCTTTGCAACACGCCTGTGTATTCAATGACGATAACCAAATCGACCGACTATCAATCTGGCGACATTATCCTACGCCGCAGTTTGAGGGCTGCGTAATCGTCACAATCACGGTATGCTAGTAAAAGAGATAGACTTTTTTAATGATGTTTTTAAAGCCTATCCACACCAACGCGCATGGATGCAAGCATTCTTCAGTGGCCAGTACAAATACTATATGGAACTGGTTCATCGAAGGGGTGGCAAGGATGCCACTTTTTTTAATTCTGCGTGGCTTATGGCCGCAATGGTTCCCGGTAATTATGTTTATACACTGCCTAAGATTGGGCAGGCCCGTAACGTAATCTGGGAAGGCACAGACTTAAACGGCCAGCGGTGGATCGATTCCATACCCAAACATTTATTGGCCCGTGAACCGAATAACACTTCGTGTAAGCTTTACTTCACGTCCGGCGGAATGCTTCATGTAACGGGTGCCGACAATATCCTAAATGCTCACCTAGGCAGTAACTTGCGCGGCCTCTTTATCTCTGAGTTTCACAAAACACACCCCCGTATCTGGGATTACCTTCGCCCGATTCTCAAGCGTAGCAAGGGCTTTGCGGCCTTCAATTACACGGCTTTCGGGCAAGGACACGCGCACCGACTCTTTGAGAAAAACAAGGATAACAAAAGCTGGTTTTGCCGTAAGCTCACGGTCGATCAGACGCGCGATAACGAGGGTAACTATATATTTAGTCCTGAAGAGGTTCAAGAAGAACGCGACAGCGGCATGGATGAAGAGCTAATACAGCAAGAATACTATTGTGACGAAACCGTAGCCGTTAAGGGTACATTCTTTGCCGCACAACTTGCAGCGGCCAGGGCTGAGGGGCGTATAACCAAAGGGCTAGAGGTCTACCCTAAGTTACCTGTACACACGTCCTGGGATATTGGAAGTCGTGACACAAACGCTATTTGGTGGTTTCAGGTGGTGGGTATGGGTGATGCTGCCCAGTTCCGCTACTTCCATCAAGAAGACCACAACTACCAAAGCACCGAGTTTTACGTCCAAAGGCTCCTAGAGGTGCAGAAAAAATACAAGTTCGAGCGCTACGGGCATCATTTCCTACCCCATGACGTGACCAACGTGGAATATACGAGCAATAAGACCAGGCGCTTAACGATGGAACAAAAGGGCATACACGTTACCCCAGTGCCTAAGCTTCGAGTCATTGAGCGCGTAGAGGTGGCCCGGATTGCCTTTAAGCAATGTTGGTTTGATGAGGTGGGTTGCAAGCACGGCCTGGCAGCCTTAGAGGTTTCTCGCTCTGGGTGGGATGAAAACCGCCGGGCCTTCATATCTGACGAAGTCCACGACTGGGCTAGCCACGCCTCAGCCGCTTTTCAGTATGGTCACGTGGGCTGGTTAGACACCTATAACAAGCCTAGACTGGTTCAACAAAAGGAATATGCGCGGTATCGGCAGCCTAGGAAAGACAAAGACTACACCACAAACAATATGCCACGACACACCATTCAAAAATAATTTGTTTATTTTAATAATAACTGTTGCATAAGTTAATACACATTGTTATACTGGCTTCGTATTCAGACAGCAACGAGGTAAAAGACAATGAGCACCGCAGAGAAATATATCAATAAAAAAATAGAAATACACCCCGCCTATATTGATTCAATACGCGCCTTATGCAAGGCTGCTTTCGATGAATTAAGGGGCATTAAAAAGGATGCTCACAGCATCGACCAGTTTGACTTACACCAACGCTCTGAATGGGCAATGGCAAGACTAGATAGCGCATTAGGACTTTTAGAAATTGGGGATAGATTAAAATGAAACCAACAACGAAAAAAGCGATAATATACACGGTAGTCTTCTATCTGATAATGACTTCAATTACAGGATTTTTTCGCTACCTACTATAATAATACCCTAGGCGTTGCCCATGAACCCAGCGCCTAGACTTTCTCATGTTCCAGCTTAAACTCATCATCAGACGCACCAATACGCTGCCCCTGCTCAATCTGGCTGACTCTGCGCTCAAGCTCTGTCACCTCGAATACCTTCATGCCGACTTCAACAAGTTTAGAGAGCTGCGTAGCTTCAGAGGCGGTCAAGTTCCCTTTTGCCAGCTCGCTTAATATTGCCTGTAGCTGTTCCACGAAGTTTTTAGCCTTAGCTAGGCCAGGTACCTTAAGCTTGCGATGCTCTGTAAAATCAAATCGGTTTCGCATAATCATTGACCATAATGTGGTGTTTAGCTTGGTAGTGGGGGCTTCTGGGTTGTTTTCTTCTTCTATGTGGGCCAGCGCCTTGTTCATAAACCATTTTTGGGCCTTATCTTTTGCTATCTCGTAAGCTTCCGCAAACTCTGGGTTTGCTATGAGCCACTTACTAAACGTACCTTTGGATATGCTAAGGCTAGCGCAAAAGTGCGCCCTACTCTCGCCCTTCTCGAACATGCCGATCAACTTTTTCGGCATTTCCTTTGTGTATTTTGTCGGCATCATCTACACAAAATCCTTTTGTGGGGTTCACTTTCCGTAGTGAGTTGCCCACATTATAGCACACTGGATCTTTTATATTGGGATCCTATACTGGGTGGGTAAAATCGAGGGTAAAGGCATGGGCAGATATAGGACATTTGCGTTTGTTGGGTTACTCATTGCAGGGGTTGGCTTTGGAATAGGCGCTGCGTTCGTGCCGCCCTTGATTTCATTGTCAGCAACCTGTTTAGCTGGGGCCGTTGCCGCTCTAAGGGTCGAACCTCGCGCAGAGGAAGCAGAGGGCCAAGATCGGCCTCAAGCCCTTGACTCTGATTCGTCCGGCGAAAATATGGAAGTAGACCTACACATTCACGGGCGGCATATTCACCATCACCCTAGGCCACTAGTCGAGCCGTTTAATCAAGTAGATAATGCCAGCGATGACGATAATGGCGCTCGCCGCAGACAGCCACGCCATAATTTTTAGGTTATCGTCCATGATTTACCCTACTGTTTATAAAAATAGTAATTTGATTTATTGAAAACTAAAATCTCTTTTGACTATTTTTTGTAACCACTCTTGTTTGTCATAAATCTGACGCATTCCCACGTACTCCACAACTCAAGCACCTATAAATACCATCCTTTAAATCAATATAAAAGCTAGGGGTTTTTTCTTCATGAAATGGACATAGCGCCGTAATTTTTCCAGCTTGTACACTCATGTTAGAAAGCTTAACCCCTGTGTTTTTAAAGTTCCTTAAGATTGCTCTCTCTCGAATAATTTTGGCGTAGGTGGAAGCATTTCTAAAATCACCATGACACATTTTAGCCAGCTGATTAATATATTCCTTACCCCCACATTCTTCTAGGTGTTCCGCCAGCTCTACAACAAGGGTGCGTACCTCGTGCGGAATATTGTTTTCTGCCATTCCCTTGAGGCACCTATATATAATTTGGTGTCTTTCAAAGTAAAAATCACCGGGAACCACGTACTCAGAAACCCTTCCCCAACCGGCAGCATCGGAAATTATTGCCCCTAAGGCGATGCGTTCCGCTTCGATAGAGTGTGGGGCTGTGTCCTCATTCTCTTTTGACCAGCGCGGTATTTTTCCTTTCTCGCGTTCTTTGATCCACTCAATCAGTACACCGGCCTCCATAATCGTATTGCTAAACCCACAAGCCCCGTTATTCTCTTGATCTAAAGCCCCATAGTAGGCCAGCGTTAGCCAGTTATGGGCGTGTTTTTTAGATAACGGCCCTTCCACATACATTAAAATCTCTGCTCTATCTGTCATAAATTCCCTTAAATCATCACATTATCAACATACCCGTTATGGGTTCCTACGAGGGTCGGCGGTATCCACTTTAATATAAAATCCCTAACGCCAGTTTTAGGGCCAGTCCAAAATCCATGCCAATGGGCGCGGCGGACGTGGGGGCGTATTGGATTGGTTGAGGCTTTAGCCTCTCTTTGAGATTCCTGGATCTGCTTAGAAAAATTATCACCTACAGAAAAATACTTATGTCTCATAGCAGGAAGTAATTGAAATTTACCGGATTTTTTCCACTTTTTCCCAAAAGGGTTAATCATAACACTTGGGGATTTATCTATAACATCGCAATTTGTAGAGCAAATATATAAAACAACATTTATTAGCTTACTTAATAATCTATTATGCGCATCGGGAATACAACAGAATGCAGGCGCTTCTGGCCCTCCGGCTTTCATTTCATCATAAGCTAAAGCAATGGCTTCGTGTATGTTTACATTTTCTTTAAGTGGGATAACCATAGGTTCTAAGTCACTGTATTTATCATCCATAACATCGACTACAAACAACAATGACTTACTGGCCATATCTACGTTAGAGGTAACCATACACACCCAGACACCACTTATATTTATGTCATCACACGTTAACTTTATATCGATATAAATACTGAAATTTGGAAAATTTGATAATACTTGTACCGGTATATTTGAGTCAAAGGGTGTTTTTAATAATTCTTCGGCTATGTCGGGATTTATTTGGTAAACCTGTCTGGTATAATTCCAGGCGCAAACTGCGGTAAGGGCTGCTGCGGATGTAAAAAGTATGGTCGCTTCTTCTTCGCTCATACCATAATATCGCTGTAGTATGGCTGCATACTCACATACTGGTAAAAAAACGTCGTCCGGTGTTCTGTGTTTATATTTTCCAAATCGAACGGCTGCCGTTTTTTCTATATAAGTCCATATTTTCGGGAAAGTCTTACTAACGTGAGTTACCGCACTAATTGGCTTTAATATTAAGGGTATTCTAACGCCCAAATCGGTTCCCTCCGATATATAATCTAAAACTACGTCTTTAATGTCTTGATGTCTTGTTTCTTTTGTTCTTCATACCTAACCATTGCTTGGGCATATACAAGTTCTGCGTTAACGGATTCATCGCTGATTGCCGTACTAACCGAAACCCCCCCAAATGGTTGCCATCCTTTGTTTACTTCATAATTTACCCGACATGTTAAATCTATGCTCGATCCAGCATACATACATTGATATTGGATAATTTTCATAAGATTGAATCCTTTCCGTTACTCTAAAATCTACATCCGATAATGTTGGTTATCAGATATGAGTTACCGTGATTACCCTAACTCCACTATATGTTTACCATTGTACCCATCGTTGTAAGTCGGGTTGAATTCTTTATGCTCGATTATTTTATCTGGTTCGTAATAAAACCACTCTTTACTATCAAATAAAAGGACAATCGCATCCCCCGGATACTTTCGCAGCTCTTCGATTAACTCACTTACGGTCATTCTATTATGCCCTCAAGCTTAGGAACCGTTTGAAACGTCACCGGAATGTCGGGGTTACACTGTTTAAGCCCATCAATCAATTCAGAGACTTTCATACCCTTCAAGGTTCCAGCTATGTTTATAAGAATTTCCATATCGAGCGGTTTTTTTTTAAGCTCTTCGATAAGATCAGCGACTGTCATTCTTATCCCTTAATGAGTTAACAATAGCTTTGGTATTTACCCCAATGCACAGCACCCTAACCGCAACAAACAAAACGAGTGCGGTTACTAGCCAATCTCCTAAAGTCATATATAAAAACCCATAATCGCTATCACAATTCCCAGAAACACCAGAAACAGGCCGCCACGAACCACCCAATCTTTGCGCATGACGGGCAACACGAATGCTAGGCCAGCTATCCACCCAAAGGAAACGCTACTAATAATTAAGCACGCTATATGAAAGGCGAGTCTCATTTTAGAACCTTTCTTTGGGTTCTAGGATTCCCTCAACACCTAACCCTTTCAGTTTATTTTCAATATCTTCACCCATATCAAAATAAAACTTATATACAGCATTAAAGGGGTCGCCATCCTCTGCAAAAGCCACTAGGCCAGACTTAATTTCAGCCATTGTAAGCGCTTGTTTAAAAATCTCGATTATCTTGTCTTGCTCACTTAGGTCGATATATGGTTTCATTTTGTTGGTTTCCCATCTTTCACTAACTCTAATTTCTCTAAAAGTTCCAGAATCATATTGATTTTAAACTCAATCAAAGCGATCCGATCGTACAAGTCTTTTTGTTCACGCGTGCGCTTGTTTGCAAAGGCTTTCCTGGCTAGGCTGTAGTTCTCCATTAGCTACAGTTCCTTGCCTGTTCGATAGGTTCGTTTCCGGCCTCTGGAAGGGGTAATCCGTCATCATCGTCACCGCCCTCAGTTTCCTCATATTCTTCATGCTCAAACTTGACTAGCGCTTGAACAAAATCACCGTGGTGGGTAAATGTGCTTCCGTGTAATTCCCAATCTTCATTCATCAGTTTATCTATCTCGCGAGCAAAAGTTACTTCGCTTTGGTCACGAATCAAAATAAAGTTCCACTCGCCGTCCGGCTTATCCATACTAATCATTGCACTGCCTCGCTGGGGGCTTCCGCTGGAACGGGTAAGGGTTGCTCTGGGGGGGTGAACTTAACAAGAACCTGACAAAGTTGATTCGCCATAACAAAAGGCGTTCCGTGAATCTGCCATCGGTCATTTAGCATTGAATTAACCTTTTCTTTAAAAAAGCCGTTTGGCTCAGGAAAGGGATATGACACTATTTCATATTCCCAAAAGCCATATATTTTCGGATCTACCATTGTCTGTACCTACACATTTTAATTTTTAACCTATCCTGTTAGAATCCAACATTTTGTAAATGGAGTTCAGAATGAATACAGACAAAACCCGTCACTACAATCACCAAATGATGCATATTTTCACGCTGCTTATCGCGCAAGGTATGCTTTCTATCATGGGGATAGCCCTTAGCCTCTTTCACTTCAATAACAACATCTTTTTATTCGTTGGGATCCTAACCCTAAACATCGTGGGCCTAATCCTGTTTCAACCCTTCCAGATAATGAAATATCTACGCGAAAGGGTTGAGTTCAAACGCGGCCTTGAAGCCATCACCACACCAAAAGCGCGATAATAACCATTACCGAAACAACTGATATGGCGATGTCTTGATTACTAATCTTGCACCGCCATACCGTCAGCGGCTTCGTCTACTGCGTCCTGGTGAACTTGTATGTCCTGGACACACTCTACACCCTCAACCGGGGCGGCGGCCTTCCTCTTTCTCTTCTTAGGCTCTGCGGCTGACTCTTCGGGCAACCCTTTGGCGCTTTCTTCTTCTTTTGCTCTCTGCTCTGCCGCTATTGCGTCTGCTAAGAGCTTTTTTTCTTGTACGTCCATCAAGCCCAATAGTTCTTGCTGTTCCTCTAGTCTGCCTATGGCCTTCAGGTAGTCGTTTTTCTTTGCCTCTACAAATTGCTCAAGTGCCGTAACCCTATCTTGTAAGTCCTTCTTCGTTAACATTCGTACTAACTCCATCTAGTTGATCGAAATAATTTAAAATCAAGCGTCGGACTAACTCTGCCGCCTTCATGTTCTGGGCTTTTGCTACGACATGCAACTTATCACGCATAGCCTCAGCTATCCAAAGTTGAAATTTAACTGAGTAGTAGACTTCCCTTTTATTCATTGCGCCATTATATCAAGGCGTAGTCTTTTCGTCCACATGTTTGTTAACTCACTATCCCATCGTATGGCAAAACCCATCGGATTTGACCAGTTTTGCCATATAGAAAATAAGGCATTATTTAAATTAACTTTTTCAAGTATTTTATTTATTTCAAAAAAGGTAATTTTATGCCCGATTTTTCTGTTAAACTATTGGGCCACCCTTCTTGATTGGGCTACCGCCTCTTTATTTACCCGTCTCATTTCCTCAATACGGCTTTCTGTCTTCGCACGATTCGCTACGTTGGCTTCTTTTAGTCGATCCCCTATCAAGGCAGCCTCTTTGCGTTTTCGTTCGTCTACGGCTTCCTGGTTGCGTCTGGCAATGCTTTCATCGCTCTCTCTTGGTGCCCCTTCCTTGGGTTTAGACTTTGGCGCTGCCCATTTCCCCTTAAGCGCGTTAACAAAATATCCAGCTGGGTTCTTATCTGCCTTATCCTCAGTCATGGCTAAGACCTCCCCTATCCTCTCAGGGCCGTACTCACTCAAGTACTCTGCTGCCTTGGTGTTGGTTATATCCAACCTTCCCATAGCCTGAATCAGTTCGTTTCCCTCTGGGGTAAAAACCGCTTCCCCCTCCCCTTCAACTTTTTTAACCAAAACAGCAACAACAGCCTTTGTCTTCTCTACTTCCTTGTTGTTGTTTATCTTCTTATTAATGCTTTTATTCTCCTTAGTAATGTTGAGGTTGATTCGACCTCTATGTTGAGGTTGATTCGACTCTAACGTTGAGGTTGATTCGACCTCAATGGATAGCCCACAACCCCCTTTCTCTACTATGGCCTCAATAACGCTATCTATGTCGACCGTGTAATGGAGTTTTTTAGGCAGTCCATGTAGCTCGGTGTCCAAGAATCCAATTAGCCTTAAAGCATTCCTGGCCCTTTTGATTGCGCCAATATTCATACCAGTTTTCTCATGAATGGTTTTGTCTTCATGATAAAATCCGGGGCCATAGTCTGTTTGCCACAGCATAAGCTGGGTCAAGAAATAGGCAGCGCTAACGTCACCATTGAGTAGGTGAATATAAACGGGATTTATGTGGAATTGTTTTTGATTAAGTAATCTGAATAGCTTTAATATTTGATCTTTTGATAGGTTCATGGCCAGGTTTTCCTTATGGCGTTGTACGACATCCACAAGCTTTCAGCTGGCTGACAAAAGTGCAGCTCACAAAGCTTGCATTTTGTCTCAAGAAAAGTTACTCTAGGTTTGCGTTTATAGAGGGGCCGCTTTGGTGGCCCTTTTTCTTAAGACTGCATCGAGTTTAGCGCGATCGGCTAATAATAATCAATATTAGTTATTTCCAAATATTAAATTCTTACCATTTTCAGTTAGAATGTTTTTCCATTCTCTTTTCTTTGGAACATGATCACCAGGTTCAACCCCCTCTGGATCACCTTCGCTGATTATCTCTTTCCGTATAAGTAAGTCTTTATGAACAAGCTGACCAATTATGCTTTTGATTGCCGTACCTCCGTCCGTAGCCATATCTTTTAGCTCTAATTGAGTGTAGAAGTGTGGGTCAACCGTACATAATAAAAACATGGATTTTTCCCTCCACGATAAACGGGGTTCATGTAAAACACGTAACATTCCAAGGGTAATATTTCTGTAGTAATCTTCGCTCATGTTGTTTTCCTATTTTTTGTTAAATTCTCTCAATCTCACCATGTTAATAAGGTATTCTGCTGGCTCATTTACGGTATGCTCTTTAACCTTAGCCAGAAAATTTTTCTTAATCAACTGATTCACGTTTCTCTGTACGGCCTGCGTGCCTAAGCGCGACCGCTTCGCTATTTCCCCGATCGATACGGCTATGGGCTGGTTTTCTTCCTCACTAGAGCCAGCAATGGCGGTTAGCACGGAAGTCTCATTTACGGTTATATCAGACGCACGACACCCCCAGATTGCATTAAGGTATGTCAATTGGTGGTATCTCATTTCTTTTGTCATTGTTTTGTTCCCTCAAGTAATGATATTATTCAGGCGCTTCCTTGGGTTTGTCTCCGGGGTGGTATTCTGAATACACTCGGCCTACTTTCCAATTTCCTGGGGTAGGCCGATCCTTTACGCTCCCATAAAGAATTTACAAATCCAAACGCTTCCGCAGACCATTACACTCAGTCCGCAAATCGTGGCTGACACTAGAAATATAAAAGACAGCGTGCTCAGGATTCCTTCAACGATAATTTTCATACCCAATCCTCTAAAAAATATTCATCAGTTTCACTTGCATAGGCACACAAACCAGTGTCCAAAAGAAGATTCAAAACATCATCATCACGAAACATTTTGTCGTCATGGCTTGCGTACTCAAATACAGCCTTGACGAACTGCGCCATTTCATCGGCCTGATTAACTGTGTAGCTCTTCACTTGGTGCCTCGCTGTGTATCCTATCTATATCTGCGACTAGGGCTTTTGAGTTTTGCGCTAAGGCGTGAGACATAGCTAAAACCATCCTTTCCCCGTGTTCGTGTATCTTCTTTTTTTGCGGCTTTGTAAGGTTCAAGTCCGGCAAGCTGTTTCTCAGCTCTATCTCGAATCGCTGCCTTAAAAGTCCAACCAACGATTTAAAAAGGTGCACAAACGCCAATTCTTTTAGGGTGTCGTCACCAACTTCACTGCTCATATTTCATTCCTTTCTAACAAAGCTTGACACTCTCTTTCTTCAGTCATCGCTGAATGCGCCACGAAATCCTTAGCTATATAAAAACATAAGTCGCTAAAATATTGCGATTCCGGGCCTTCCTCTGGCTTGAAGTATTGCGTAGTTTGAGAGATTAACATCCTATGCAACCCCATGAGCAAACCACTTTGAATCGTTCCTTTCGTTTTTGTATCAAGCACGTTTATCTCCCTGGCGTTTAACTGTTTTATCTAACTTGTATCGGTCATTAAGAATGCGCCTAAATAGGTGACTCATGTTACCGGCGTGGTTTTCCATGGCTTCCTTTAGAAGCAAAACTCTTTGTTCTTCGGTAAGCACGAAGCTCACCCTTCCCAGCTCTCTACTTTGTTTATCCATTTTTCATAACCCTATTGACATACGTTATTAACTCTTACATAATATATGAGTATTCAGACAAAATCAAGACAATGGAAAAGGAAATTTATGTTAACAGATGAACAAATCGAACAGCGCTTACACTATTTGACCGGTTCAGATGCCGGTACAATTTGCGGCGTTAATCCCTATCAAACCCCGGTCGAACTTTGGCAGCTCAAGACACGCCGGGCCGTCCAGAAAGACATCAGCGACAAACCAGCGGTTAAGGCTGGTAACATGCTTGAGAATGCCGTGGCCGAATGGTTCGTGGCAGAGACAGGTCAGCGCGTCATGAAAGAGGATAAGTTCTGTGTCCACCCTACCCACAAATTCTTAGGCGGCAACCTCGACAGAGTATTGCTTGAGGGTAATGCGCTCCTAGAGTGTAAGACCACGCAGTCAGACAAGGGCTGGGGCTTAGGCTTTGAGCAGGGCGACAATGTGATACCAGACCACTACCTCTGCCAAGTCATCCACTACTGCGCGGTGACCGGCTGTGACACGGCTTATATCGCTGTCCTGATTCGGGGTATCGATTTTAGGTGGTTCAAGTACGAAAGAAATTTGGCACTTGAGAAAAAGGTAATCGACAGGCTAACCGATTTTTGGATAAACCATATTGTCGCTGACCGTGCGCCGGAACCGGAAACCGCTGAAGACGTAATGACCCTGCGCCCTGACCTGACAGACGAAACCGCCGTGGCTGACGCGGACATATCGGAAACGATAGCCACACTGAAGGAAACAAAGACCATCATTAAGGGGCTTGAAGAGACCCAAAAGAAGTTGCAGGACTTACTTTGCATTTTTATGAGAGAGAAACAAGTTCTTGTTGAGACGAATGGGAAAATTGCTGCGACATGGAAGCAGCGTGCCGGGGCAAAGCGTTTCGATGCCCGGAAGTTCAAAGAATCCCACCCTGATTTATATGAACAGTATGAGATTCAAGGTGAACCCGTCCGCACTTTTCTGTTAAAATAAGCCACAAAAGGAATGTAAAATGCAAACTCAATTAGAAAAATTTCGTGCCGTTCAGAACGACTTAATCAAGCTTAAGCCACGCATTGAAGTGTCGCTTCCGAAGAATTCCCGGATGGATGCTAACCGACTGCTGGCTATGGTGTCCGCTGAAATGAGACGCTGCCCTAAAATCGTGGAGTGTACCAAGGAGTCGATCCAGGCAGCCGTAAGCCTGGCAGCACGGTTAATGTTAGAGCCGGACAGTGCGCTAGGGTACTTCTACCTAATCCCCTACAAGACAAATCTACAGGTCATTATCGGGTACAAAGGAATGCTTGAACTTGCCATGCGCTCGCCGACATTGAAGTCAATCTATGCCCAGGAAGTCTTTGAAGCCGATGAATTCAGCGTACTGTTGGGTACAGAAAAATCGATTCATCATCGCCCTGCAATGAGTAACCGGGGCAAGATAATTGCCGTCTATGCTGTGGCCGAATACACGACCGGCGCAAAAGAAATCGAGTTCATGGGCAAAGAGGAAGTAGACGCAATCCGCAAGCGTTCAAAATCCAGTGGTGACGGCCCCTGGGTCACAGATTACGCAAGCATGGCACGTAAGACAGTGCTAAGACGGATGACTAAGTATATCCCTCGCGCCATTGATGCCCATGTAGCGATTGCGGCGGACGAAGCTTGCGAGCGTGGCGACCTGCTCAACGACTACATTGATATGGAATCTGACATCGTTGATACTCAAACGGGTGAAATCTTGCCAGAACCAACACCACCACAACCAACACCACCACAACCAACAAACATCGGATCGAGCTTGGACAGTAAATTAGGGAATGCAAAATGATCGAAAAGCCAAAGTTAGTTAAGAAAATGAAGCCACATACGGCCTGTGAGTTAGGAAACCACACCTACGTGGTCACGGCCTGGCAAATCGGGGGTGGTAAAGAGAAAGCCATCGCCATGAAGTGCCAACATTGTTTGATGCCCTTAGATTTAACCGAGATAGACGGGGCTGACTGGCAAAAAAAAGAAGGGATAAGTGAGCAACCTCAAGCACCGGGTATCTAAGCTGCACGCTGACGTAATCAGTGAGGTAAGCTCGGAAATCATCATTAAAGAGAAAGAAAAGGTGCTGCGCCGGGCGTGGCGTGGCACCAATCGAGAAAAGGTTATAAGAATTGTGGTGCGACTTTAACTATGCTGTACGACTCTGAAGCGGAACGCGACATATACTTAATCTTTCAGGACGACCAGAGTTACCTCTGTAGCGCCCTATTCAAGAAAGGTTTTAAACATTGTTTTGCCCTTGAGAGGCAGGCTTTGGGGTGGATATGTATAGACCCTTCCCGCAAAAATTTTATTGCTACGATCCTACCCGCAGGGTTTCACGACAATATAATCGTGCCTTTCCTAGACCAGAACCCTACGTCTACCGTTGTAAGATTGACGGTAGGGCGTCTGGAAAGAGACACCAATGTTTATCCTCGCTTTGGGCTAATTAGCTGCGTGAGCGTCATGCAGTATCTTCTAGGCGTATACTGGCCGTTGATAATAACACCCCATCAGTTATACTGTAGGCTGGTGAATACACACGTTCCTGGGATAAGGCTGAAACAAACATGGCAGGCGGTAAAAGAGCACGAAGAGCCGCAAATGCGGCAGCGGAAGCCTCACGAGAGCAGGCAAACTTATTAAAAGAGCAGACAAACCAATTAAGAAAACAAGCAGAGCGTAACGCAATGCGCGCCCAAAAAATCCTATTTCGATCCCTACGTGCAAGAGGTGGCGGCTTTTTCGAGTCCGACTCTTCTAACAGCCTTTTGGGAGGCTCCGGCGTACTAGGCTAACCAGCTAAAGCAAGGATGCTAAGCTAATGGCTACAAATGTTAATGCCTTGTTTAAACGCAAGGAAGGCCCGAACGTATTCGCGGTGATGCGCGCCGGGCAGCCTAAACCACAAATAAATATTAATTCCATCATGGACAGGCGAAGCAAAGCCAAATGCGACCTCGATATGTGGCGCGGCTTGCTTGAGACGGCTTATAGCTACGCGGTTCCTAATTATAATCCCTGGGTGAATCTGGGTCGTGGCGGCGCGGTTACCCCTGGCGACCAACTCAACGCCGACATTTACGACTTAACCCTACCCATTGCCCACCAAAAATTAGTCAATAAAATGCTGGTCGGCATGGTGCCACAAGGTCAACAGTGGCTTAAATATATGCCGGGTGAGGCTTTTGGTGACGAAAATTCATCAGACTATATGCGTGCGCTGGGGGCTACCCAAAAGTTTACCGACCAATATTTCAATATCCTTGACCGCTCAAACTTCTACCTCGCTGTCGCTGAATCCATGAGTGACACGGTTATCTCGACCGGAATCCTGGCCATCAATGAAGGAACCTATAAAAATCCCTTTAGGTTTGAAGCCTGTCCAGTATCTCAGGTCATGCTTGAAGGTAACCCATTGGGTGGCATAGACGGGGTGTTCCGCGACTGGTATGACGTTCGAGTAGACTATATCCCCATGCTGTGGCCCAAAGCTAAAGCGCCCTCAAACAAAAAAGAAGACGACAAAATTAACATTTATGAGTGCTGCTATGTTGACCATAAGGCACCTAAGAATGAGCAATATAAATATGCGATACTCACCGACCAAAAAGAAGTTCTGTTTGAAGATGCTAGCGCTAGCTGGCCTTGGGTTATCTATCGGATGCGGAAATTGGCCGGTGAAACACGCGGTCGTGGCCCTTCCCTGGATGCTTACCCTACCGCTGCCACCATTAACGAGGCCGTGGGTGATGAACTAATGGCTGCGGCATTCACTGCCAACCCCATGTATATGTCAGCCAGTGACTCAGCTTTTAACCCTGATACCTTTAAAGCGAGACCCGGAAATATAATTCCCGTCCAAATGATTATGGGTCAGTGGCCTATTCAGATGTTTCCCGGTGGTGGCGACATCAATTTCAGTGCGCTGGTAATTACCGACTTCCGCCAACAGATTAACGAACTGCTGTATACGGCACCGTTAGGCCCGATTAACTCACCTGACAAAACGGCTACCGAACAAAATATTCGATTTATGGAAAATCTGGAATCCTTTAGCGCCATGGTTCCTAGACTTCAGACAGAGTTTTTTGACCCGACCATTAGCCGAACCCTCTACATTCTTAACCGCGTTCGCCCCGAAATATTTGAGGGCATGGGGCCAGACATACGCCAGAAAATTATCTCTCTGGATGGGGAAATCTTAAGCCTGCGTTATGAGACCCCTTTAATGACAGCGCGCGGACAAATCAAAGCCAATGCCCTAATTGGATACTACCAAGCCTTAGCCTCAATGGTAGGCCCAGAGGCAGCAACAGCTACGTTGAAACCTGCACAGCTTACGCAAGCAATGGCCCAATACTCTGGGGCTAACTTAGATGTAATTCGGTCTCAGGAAGAGATTGAAGAAATGGAAAAAGCGGCTGCCGAAGCAGCCCAACAGTCGATGGAACAAGGAATGATCCCAGGTGACGAAACAACAGACCAAACAAACCCAGGAGGCGCTCTATAACGCGCAATGGGCCGCCAGATTCAACGAACTTTGCTACCACATTTTTTTCAATACCGAGGCCGGTAAAGAATTCCTACAGATGTGTGAGCATCGTTTCTTCTATGCGCCGGTATGCCTCCCAGGGGTAGACCGATCTTACGCCGACAACAATGAAGGCCGAAATGAGTTTATCCGTGGCTTAAGGCATGGCGGACAGCTCTTTATGCAGAAACCCAGAAACAAAGAAGACCAACCCCAAGTAGACCGTGAAAGGAAGTAGATATGTCAGAACAGGATGTTCAATCGACAGCTACGGCACCCGTTGCCGCCGCTGAACCAGCCGCTACCCCTGCTGCCCCAGAGACACAAACCGCTAACGCACCTGCACCGGATTCTACCGCAGATGCGGTGACACCCGAGGCAAAACCCGATCCCAGTAATCCGGAATTACCGGAATGGTTCATGAAAGACAAATACAAATCCATTGAAGAGCAGGCAAAGGCTCAATATGAGATGCGTAAATTGATTGGGCCAGTATGGGGGCCACCAAAAGACGACTACAAGATGGAAGGTATCGAGGGAATCAACCCCAATGACCCCGTGCTTGCCCACCTAAAACCCGAATTAAAAGAAATGGGATTAAGCCAGGAAGGGTTTGAACGCTTAATTAGTAAATATCAGGCTGCCCAGGTTGCCGCCGTCAAAGGGCTAGAAGCTGAGCTAAAGAACACACTTACCCAAAAGGATGCCGGGGCTATTACCGATGTAGATAATTGGTTGAACGACTCATTTTCGCCTGAAGATGCTGAGACAGTGCGCTCATGGATCGTGAACGAGAAAGACTTCCACCTATTGAGCACCTTAAAATCCATGATTCCAAATAAGAGTAATGTACCAAGCACTATGTCTTCGAATGCCGTACAGTTCGAGTCGTCAGGCCAGGTGACTCAAGAGAAAGTTAAATATCTAAATGAGGTCAAAGCCGGTCTGCGCGTTAAGGACGAAAACTACTGGGGTCAACTTAACTCACGATTCCGGGATGCGTATACGCGAGAAAGCCGCACTAAGCGATAGGACTTGTCAAGTGTTGTCGGCTTGCTATACTGGTCATAAGAACTACGCAGGCCGCAGCATACGGGATACCCCACGAAAGTGGGCCGCGTCACTGACTGGGACACCCTGAAAAATGTAATTCGATATTGATACTTCATATCGTTTATTTTTTAAGGGGCATTCAAATGTCATTAGCTCTCGACCAGATTCTCATTGAGCAGTTCTTAAGTGACGCTCACGCCGAATTTCAATCTACCGGTTTCCTATTAGAAAAGTCCGTTCGTACCAAATCAGGTGTGAAAGGGGCTGTTCTGCATTTCCCTGTTTTCGGACAAGGTATCGCTAACCAAAAATCGCCGCAGGATGACGTAACACCTTTAAACATCAGCAACAGAGATGTGGCGCTGACTATTGAAGATTGGTACGCACCTGAATACGTTGATAGAAGCTTCATTGATAAAATTGCCGTTAATGCTGTGTCCGAATACACCAAATTGTGTTCCTGGGCATTGGCCAGACGCGCCGATCAGCTGATTATAGATGTGGTTGAAGCCGCTTCCTATTCCGCTACCCCCTCAGACACCCAAGGCGCTTTAATCGCTGCCGGTGGCACAGGGTTTACCTACGCAAAACTGAGCGCAGTACACAAATTCTTGCGGAAACGCTCTGCTAACTTAGGTGAAAAATTCTTGGTTATCTCGGCTGAAGCTGAAGAAGACTTGCTCCAAGAAGAAAAATTAACCAGTGCTTTTTACGTCAATCAAAAGGCAATTGCTGCCGATGGTTTAGACGGAATGAAGTTGCTGGGCCTCAATTTTATCGTAATCCCCGACATGGAGGAAGCTGGTTTAACTGCCGGTAAAGCCTATGCCTGGAATCAAATGGCTGTTGGTTACGGAAGTGGCGAACGTCTAGGCGGCGATATTTCATGGGAAAACATCAAGGCTTCGTACCTGATCAATATGTGGTTGAGTGCTAATGCTGCGGTCATCGATCCGAAGGGGTTAGTCGAAATCGATTACGTTTAAGGACTAAACGGACAATTTTATCAGGGAGATAATCTAATGGCTTTTAATATCAAATACATGGCGCGTGTTTCATCTAGTGGAAACACTGTCGCGCTAAAAGTGTGGTCGTACAACGGTTTAACCGTTGGTGGAGCTGCTGACACCGTAGCTGAGATTACCGCAAGCGGTTACTTCAACGACTTCATGCAAGACATGGTAGACGGTGTAGGCCCATTGGCTATCGGTGACACAATTATCGTATCCGGTAGTGACGGCAATGGAATGTACAAGGTAAGCGATGTAACCACCAACGTGGAAGTGGTAGCCTTCGCTGCGGCCAACGCGATTGATACGGCTAACATCGTGGATGGTGCTGTAACTGCTGACAAGCTGGCCAGTGATGCGGTCACCACGGTTAAGATTCTGGACAATAACGTCACCTCTGCAAAGATTGCAAAGAACGTAGTTCAGTACGCTACCGTAGCCATTACAGCCGCGCAGTTCAATGGAATGTATGCGACACCAAAACTCCTGGTCGCTGCTGGTGGGGCTAATACTCTGGTTGTCTTAAAGCAGATGCAATTACTCATGACATACGGTTCTGCTAATTATGCAGCCGGGGGGGTAGTGGCAATCCAGTACGATTCAACCGCTAACGGTGCCGGGGTTATTGCCTCGACAACCTTCTCCGCTGCAACCTTCCAAGCCGCCGTTTCTACAGGCTGGAACTTCAACCCTGGTGTAGTGGCTGAGACCTTCAGTACTTGTGTCAACAAGGGCTTATACCTGTCCAATATCACCGGTGCATTCACCACGGGCGATAGTGCAATGGTCGCGCACATTTGGTACAGTGTAATTGCAACAGTCTAGTAACTAACTAAGTACGCAGTAGCGGCTTGGGTTAAATCGGGATCATCCTTGAAGTAACCCAGGCCCATATTGCACCGATAGCATAGGAGACCGCGAACTTGACCCGTTTTATGACAATGATCGACAGAAAATCTTTTTTTGCCTTTTAAAGATTGATGTTGATCGATTGTTATTTTGCAGATAGCGCAGGAATTATTTTGTTTGGTGAGTATTAAATGATAATCGACAGAACTAATACCATAACGCTTTTTAAGTCTACTCTCTTGGCGAACCGGGCCAGCCTTAATATTAAATTTCTTTTGCTTAATGGGGCAGTATGAAGACTTTTGTCGAATGGAATCGCAAGAACGGCATCTTCTCTGCTTGCTTGAAGGATTCACGTATACCTGACTTGGCCTTAAAAACCCATGGACAGGACAGCGCTTTATTGCCCACAGTGGCAGCAACTCTTTATAAAATTTTACTTTGTATTTTTCTCTTTCCCACCGATGTTCGCCGCACCAAGCAAGGTTCGGGTTTCTGGAATTCAAACAGAAGGGGGCATTGCAAACAGTGTTGGACATAAAAACCTCATCAAGATTCATCATTAAAAAAAGTAGCCAGGCTACTGATGAGGTAGCTTTTCGCTCCGTCGAGCTAGGCTTGCGGCAGTATATCATAGGGATGGATTCCTAATGCCACTTTCCATATCGCCACCAACAACCGACATTGAAATCATCACTATGGCGTGTTCTATGTGTGGGAAGGGTAACTTCAATACGATTGCCGCAGGCGGCCCATTCGCTCAAGATGCTGAACGATTCTATGGCACCTTGGTTAGTGCAGAGTTGGGAAGCAACCGCTGGCGTTTCGCTCAAGACTTTCAGGCAATGGGAACCCTAACCACGCTTACCCCTAACTTTGAGGGTTGGCAGTTCTATTGGGATTTTCCAGCCGACCTACTTATGTTACACAGAACTTATCCCTTAATACCCTATCTTGTGTTTGGGGAGAGAGTCCTAACCACGTCTAACCAAGCTTTAACCGCGATTTATTCCAAGAATGTTCCGGTCAGTAAATGGCCGCCTGCGTTCTGTCTTTATATCACCTATGCCCTGGCGACCATGTTGGGTGTTTCTGTCACAAATTCTGACAAACTTTTAGCCAGACTGGATTTAAATAGTAAGCTTTGGGAATCCCGTGCGCTCTTTGCTGACGGACAAAATTCACCGACACGCACCATAAAATCAAACCCCTGGGCGGAGGCACGTTACAACTTCAGAGACAATAGAAATGGCTGGCCGCGATGACATTTACCACGATACACAACAGCTTTTCGCGTGGTGAGCTAGACCCGACTCTGTTCGCTCGTTCAGATTTTGAGATATACACCAAAGGCGCAAGAAAGCTTCGTAACATGATTGCGCTGTGGACGGGTGCCGGACGCATTGCGCCGGGCCAGACGTACACCGATATTATCGTTAACCGAACAAATGCAAATGCCCCAATCACAAATGCTACGCAAGTTAACGGCATTGATTTTCAATACAGCGTTGATGATGACATCGTTTATTCAATCGTCATTCGGCCAGACACTACCTACACGGTGGCTATTGATATTTATTATGATGAAATCCTACGGGCTACCGTAGATGGAAGCGCCTACACCGTTGTCCAAATCAAAGATATTCACTTTGCCCCAGGGCAAGACAGAATTTTATTTCTTCATGGCAGCGTTCAAACACGACAGTTAATCAGGGGTGCTGACCATGCCACGTGGACGTTTACCGCGCTGCCGTTTCCGATTTATCCGGTTTTCGATTTTACAGTTATTGGGGGTACTCAGTATCGGGTCGCAGGCTTTACCTTTACCCCAGGGGCAACAACTGGGGCAGGGGTGAGCCTTACCGCCTCAAGCGCAATCTTTACGGCTAACCATGTGGGCGGCCTATTCGTGGGTGGTGGCGGTATCGCTCGCATTACCGCTGTAGGCAGTACTACAACGGCTACGATTACGATTCTTGACGATTTTGTTTCCACGGCAGCCATAGACGGCAAATTAGCCTCTCTGTCGGAAATCATGTGGACTTCAGGTGGCGGATCTCCTTCAGGCGCTAACCACGGGTTTCCTTCGAGAGGGGCGTTTTTTTTGAATCGTCTTGCATTGGGGCGCAGTCCGGCGCTTCCTAACGTGGTGGCATTGTCCGAAAGTGGAGTATATGACAGCTTTGACGACTCGCTATCAGACGCAACAGCCGGTTTCTCTGCGACCTTTAACGGAAAGGGTAATCAATCCCTACAAGCCATCGTTGCCGAAGATAATCTGGTTTTTTTAACCAGCAACAAAACCTTTGCCCAAAATCCGCTAGTAGAGTCACCGCTCTCACCTTCCAACTTCTATTTCGCTCCACAGAGCAAAGACCCTTCCAGTGACATTGAACCCGTATCGCTGGATAACCAAATCTTGCATATCAATTCCAATCGGTCACAGGTCATACAGTCGATTTACTCCACGGCTGACGCTAAATATATCGCGACACCCATCGGGTTACTGTCTGCCCACTTGTTCGAGACCTTGGAAACAAACGGTTCCTGGGAACCTAAAAACATCATGGCACGCCTATATATGGCTACCCAAGCCAATGGAACCATGCTTTTCTACAACACCCTGATTGATCAGAACGTAGCGGCTTGGTCACTGCGCAATACGAGAGGGTTATATAAACGCGTTATTGGTGACGGAACCCAGGCGCACGTTATCGTTGAGCGACAAATCAACCTAGGGGCAAGCTACGAGTCGACAATGGATTATGTCTACCTATCCAATACAACCATGACCGCCTTTGACGATCAGACGGCTGCCTTTGGAGATTCTGCGAGCGACATCGAATTTTTCACCAACCAATACGACTACTTGGTTTTGGGGAACGATACCCCTTTTACCGGGATGCAATTCACGCTTAATACGGTAGCCAGTGCAAACCTAGGATTAACCTTTGAGTACCTAGACGGAAACCAAAACTGGAACGTCTTTAGTGTCACAGACGGCACGACCGGCTTCACTGTCGCTGGAAACATCACCTGGACATTTCCGGCTGTACTTGATTGGGCACCTGCTACCATAAATGGTGTAGAATCAAAGTTCTGGATTCGGATACGGCGTACCACGGAAACGGTTGCAACGCCTCCGATTGAAGATAAGCTCATAATGAACACAGGGATCCGATTGTTCTTAGAGAAACTCAATTTCGATAAATACATGGATTCAAGCGTCACAACGTCCAGCAATTCTGTTGGGGCAGTGACCGGCTTGACCAACCTTAAAGGCCAGCAAGTCTTTGCTATCGCCTACGGTGCCACCTATGGCCCTTTCTTTGTGGACTCTGCTGGCGCTACAAACATCGGCAAGCAATTCGCTGCCGTAGACATCGGCATACAGTACAAACCCATGCTGGTTCCCATGCCCCTTAATACCCCCACAAAAGAAGGCGACCAAACCTATTCCGAAAAATATGTGCGCTCCATGTATGTCGATTACGTGGATTCACTCTATCTGCAAGCCGGATACCCAGGTTCATTAAAAGACATCGCCGTATTGCCGTTGGGTGACTATACCCTGGGCCAATCCGTGCCACCACAAACCGATTTTGAAAAAATAGAACCTAGAAATGATTGGAATCCACGTCAAGAATTTTTAGTCACACAATCACTACCAGGCCCGATGACCATTATCGGTGTGGGCTACGAATTGGAGGTTTCCTAATGGGGCCAGAAGTCGCCGCTATTGCCTTCGCTGCTGCGGCCACTGGTGTCGCTGGTGTGGGCTACCTAAGTGAAAGGAATGCTGCTAACACGCAATATAAGATTGATGAAGCCAGCATTGAATTACAACGCCAGCAAGCCCACCTTCAATCGGCTGAGAGCGCCAACGCTAACGCGACCAGCTTCAGGAAGGCGCTAGCCTCACAGGTTGCCCTAGCCAGTATGCGCGGCGGCTCTGGCTCGCTTATCCGACAATTTGGTGGGGAATCTTACGGTAATTTCTTGAAAGACCAGGAAGCCATTAAGCGCGGTGGCCGATTGATCGATATTCAAGCCATGAATCAGACTGCCCAGGCTAAAGCAAACCGTACTTCCAGAAAGGTAAACGCTGGAATCAATGCCGTTGGCAGCTCGATTAACGCCTGGAATGTAAACAATCTTACACAATCAAAACTCTCGGGTAAAACATAATGGCTAAAGAGCTAGCGCCAATTGAACGCCAAGTCATCACGCCTCTTGTAAACACTGGCAACAATACCGCTTATGCTCAAATGGGTGAATCCTCTGGAAAATTGGCTAATATATTGGCCGGTAAATTGTCGGAACAGGCCGTATATCAAAGCGGACTTGCCGGACAAAAGGCTGTAGAGGAAGGACGTGCGCCAAAGAACCTTTCCTTGCCCCTGACCAAAGCAACCCAGGCATACAATGATGCAGTAGTAAAGGCAGAGACCCGGCAGCTTATCAATAATGGTCGAAATCAATTACTGACGGCATTTGCTGAAATGTCGAACGAATCCACTTTTAACGAACAGACCCCTGCGCTATTCAAAGCCAGGATTGAGGGCATAACCCAAGGTGTACTAGAGGTAGCTCGCCCTGAGAATCGCGGTGCAGTTAATGAAGGCTTAATGCCTTTAGTGGGCCAAATGCAATTCAATATGCTGAATGGGGCCATTAAATACGACAACAAAAAAGTAGCTGATAACTTTAAGCTTGATTTAGATGTTGCCCAAAAAGCGCTAGAAGAAACTTTACTAACCAAAGACGCTGCCGCTGAAAAGATTGCACGGGAAAACATTGACCTTATAAAGCAAGAATACGGTACTTTAAGTCAGCAAATTAAAAATCAACTGCCGGATGTTACCCGAAAGATTGAAGACCAGGCCAAGATTGCGTCTGTACTAGGCGACTATCTGGTAGCCCAAGAACTTGGGGAAGGTCAAAAATTTATTTCTAACTTTGCGAACAGCAAACCCGAAGGCTTAACGACCGAACAAAAGTTTACCGCCCTTCAGAAAATGATTGCAAACAAAAACCTGGTGGACAGTGCCGACAATGAAAGGCGCGCCCAGGCAAAGCAAATTCTGGCCAACGACATCAACGACCCAACATCGCCGACCCATATCAACACCCTTGAGGAACTCAAAGACCGAGACGCTTACAAGGTTTTAACCCCTCTACAGCAAGAGCAAATCTATAGCAGTTTCATTTCGGCCCAGGCCAGCGAAAATAATAAGGCGGCCAAGATTGCTGAGGCGCTCAACTATATCGCCCAAGGTCGTGCGGGTCAGGTAGATAAAGGGCTTATCAATGATATTTTCTTAACTCAGCGTGGGGCTGTTGAGGAACAAATAGGTGGACAACTCACCCTTGAACAGCAATTTGAAATTGTTAAAGGATTGGAGACGAACGTACCTAAGTTTGACCAAGACCTAAGCACAAAATTAACCTCAATGGAACCGGGGCAGACCGCCGAGGCCGGGCAACTCTATGCGAATGCAGTGCTGGCTGGAAACGATAACCTTATAAATTTAAGCACCGAAGCCAATGTAATGGGCGAGAAAATGGCCACGTTGCTTAATGGCGGATCGCTGGCTCAAAAAGAAGTCGTAGACGATACCATCAGGCGCGTACTTAAGATTACGGATA